ATAACGCGGATCGTCATTACCGGAAGATACTGCTGCTGGTCTATTAAGTTTCACAAAATGTTCAGGAACCTTAATATTATCTGCAAGCGTTACAATATCATCACGCCTATACATACGACCCAAAGTAAAACAATTACGCTTTACTTTGTAAGTAGCCATTATAAAGTTACCTGAATGCCGTCAGTCATATAAGCAAAGACCTTACCGCCCACAGCCTCACTAGCTGTGTAAACCAATCTAATATAACGATTACCATATTTGATTGGAGAAAAGAATTGTGCCACAGTACAAGCCCTTGTTTGAATCAGAGAATCAGGTACACTTACCTCAACCTCATCAGCAGGACTATCAAATCCCTCAGTTGCAGAAGATTGTACTTTAACCTTAGTAATCTTGCCGGAAGTCATTGGTGTGGTCAGTTTTACGTCAAAGTACAGCGGATGCATAAACCCGCCTGTACTTCCTAAATCAATAACATTGCTGTTTGCGCTTGCGCCGGTAACGGCCTGATTCTCAGACAGCAATAATTGAGCATCAATACGTGCCATTTTATATTCCTCCTTTTTAAACAAGCTGAGATTCAGTATTCAGAATAGCTGCGCAACGCTGGAACGGAACGCCCCAGAAATTAACAACAGGTTTTCCTTCAACTGTATCAATAGACAGCATAGTATTTTTGTCATTACGTGCAGCCTTAGCCATAAAAGCCTCAAACTGTTTATTACAGAAGATCTGCAAATTGACATTATCAGGATTTTCAATCTGATAATAACCCTCGATCAATTTGTCGAAGATTGTAGTAGTAGCAGGATCTTTTAAATCAACATTGGCCAAACGCACAACATAACGAGGATCTTTAACCGCAAGGCCCATGGACCAATTATATTTATTGGTATGAGCAAAGAATACCTCGCCTTTATCATTTGTTACTTTTTGTTTACCCAAATATTCATGCGTAAAACCTGCTGTATCGCCTTCTGGGAACAAGCCGTATACCTGCTGCTCTCCAAAGCCTACAAACCATACAGAAGTCAGATTATCACCTGTGCCGCCGCAATCAATGATTTGGTCTGCCCAAATATCTTCCTGATTGGTCTTACTGTAAAAATAAGCGCCTAAACCAGTGAATCCTGCAGGGTTGATCTTCTCATCGCCATAGAAAAGCATAGTCGCCATTTCTTGGTTCATTGCTTCAAGAAAAGCAGCATTCTCACTCATCATCCAAGAAGCCTGCATATTATTCTTTCGTGCAAGCTTTTCGTCGATTTCAGCCAGCGCTTCCATCTCACCGCAAGTAAAAGATACTTGCTTAGTTTTAGACTTGCTCGGCTTAGTCCCGCGGTTAATCATTCTCCACGCTACTTCCGGCAGAGAATAACGCAATGTAGCTTCCTCATAGTCCTTAGAGTTACACATTTTGAACGGCATAATTTTTAAAATCTTATTTGTTTTGCTTTGCAGTTCAATAATTCTTTGATACTTTTTGTCGAACCCTTGACGAGACGCAAAGTCTTGAAGGGTTGCGAAACCTGTCAAATCTGGCATTATTTACCACTCCTTAATATTTTTATTTGAACCCGCCGCCGGGGAAAAACAACTCGGCGTCGCCCAGTTCCTTAGATTTAGGTGCTTGCCCATCAGGCGGTTGGTCTTCCATAAGCAAGCCTCCAATGTTTTGCAGCATTTTTTGTATTGCCGGATGATTGGCTACACCTGTATTTACAAGTACCTGCATAGCCTCACCACCGCCAAAAGTATTAACAGCTAATTTAGCAGCAGCAATGTTCTCACGAGAAATAAGCCCCTGCTTTTGACATTCAGCAGTCCAACCGTCTACAATTTCCTCCTGCTTATGCATAACGTCTAAAACTACTTTGCTATGCAAATCAATCAGCTTAGTAGCCTGCTCCTGAGTAAGCTTTGCGTCTTTAGCAATCGCTGTAAAATCAGCTTCCAGTTCTGGCGAAAGCTCCAGCCCTTCCTGTAGGTTGAACTCATATTTGTCAGGAACAACAGGCTCTTGCACAGGATCATCAAATACATTTTTAGGTGTAGTTACAGGATCACCGTCACCTGCAGGCGTTGCCTCTCCACTCGGCTCAACTTCCGGAGCAGGTTCTGTTACAAACGGGTCACCAGAAGGAGCAGAGTCACCGCCTCCACCAGCACCATCTGCTTCAAAAAACATTTGTGTAAACTTATTCATGTCTTACCTCCGCTATGTCGTTATCTACTTTAAAAAGGTCATCATCTTCTAAATCAGGAGGGTGTCTAGCGCTCTCTGCTTCATTACGCATCAGCATCTCTAAAGAATGCCCATCGTTCAGCATCCGGATATTCTTTAACAAATCAACGCCTACAGCACGTTTACCTGATAAGAAAGCATTAAAGTATGGCTCAGCTGAAAAAACCGCTGTTTCGACCTCTGTGCTTTCCAAAATGGCATAAATAAAACGCCGTCCGTTCTCGGTCCGCATAATAACGTCCAAGTCGTCCAGCGCTTGTTGTGCAAGCATATTCATTTTTTTATTTTTCATTAAATCCCGCCTCCCAGCAATTGATCTAATGCATTGCCACCATTAGCAGGTGTTTCACTCATCAACCTGGCCGCATCAGCATAATCCCTAACAGCAGGCGCAGCAGCAGCCATCTGTTCAGCTTGCATTTGTTCCTGCTGTGCCTGAGCACGTTGTTTGCGAAGTTCAGCTACTTCGTTTTCATCACGCACTATCTTTTCTTTGACACCGGTAGATTCTGCGAAACCTCGTACAGCTTCATCAAGATTGATGATATCAAGCACTTCAGGCTGAGCAGCAGCAAGATTACCAACAAATCCAACCGTACGCTCAATAGCAGGTATTTCAACCATTTTCTGGGCTTGGGCCAAGATAGAAATAAAGGATACTTTTAATTCGCTTTTGTCAATTTCCTCCGGCATAGGCGGAAACAACCCATGTCTCAAGCAAATATCAAAAGTGCGAAGCGTCATAGGTTCTAAAACCTCATTGTGCATTTGCTCAAGTACCGGGGACAACATCAGGAGCTTTTCTTCATGCCGCTCTGCAATCTCACGCGCAGTCATTTGAGGTCCGTCCTGAGATGTAATCATCATAAACAAATCATTATAGAACGTTTCAGATATCGACTGCCGTTTCTCCAGAGACAAGGCTCCTATGCCTTCATAAGCCTTTGCTCTTGGGTCTACAAGTGGATAAGCCTGCTGTACAGTTCCGTCAGGATAAAAATTTAGTCCTCCTGGCATTCTGTCAAGCTTCTTCATTGAAGCAGGAAATGCCATCGCCGGATCTGCAGCATTATCAATAGCCCTAAGTTTATTCTTCTCAATCTTCTGTAGCTGCATACAATCGCCCAAAGCATTATGTCCAGGTCCAGAGCCATATACACCATTTGCAATCAAGGTCCAGCGCGGCATGAGGAACGGGCATTCCCTAAACCCTGATATCTTCAGGAATTTGTCATTAGCACCTTTTTCATAGTGATATGAGCGCCAGGGGAAATTGCCTAAAGCCAATTTGTTAGGATCATAATCATCATTACGCTCTATAAGCATTTCAATATCAAAGTATGTTGTGATATTTCCGTCATTATAAGCAGATTTCACGCTTTCCGATACGTTATCAATACCATATTCTTTAACGATTTGGTCTGCGCTTAATCTGAAGCGTCTAGCGAACGTATAAACTCTTCCCCTTGCATCTACACCGCCAGCATATTCACCGCAGGTGTACGGCCTCATCCATATGCCATAATTGTAGTCTTCCAGCATCAGAGAAGCCCCTGTACCAAATTGAGCCATTTCAGCCTCAATCTGCTGCAGCATATTATAAGCATTACTCTTAGAATAAATGCTGCTCATAATCTCCTGGCAATCATCTAACCACATCCTTACAGCGTGGTAATTAGCTTTTTCTTCATCTTGCAGACCAAGCTCAAACCAAGGCCTTGACGGTGATGTCAACCCACTGTGGATACCAGCTGCACATTTACCAACTGCTTTTTGGGGATGTGGGTCTATAAGGTATTCATCACGTCTATGCCCTTCTGTGCTTTGGATATCTTCTTCAAACCTGCCCCTTGTCGGATTTATATACCGGCTAAGCATCCTCCACGTTGGCTCATATTGGCTTCGCAATGTATAAAGCTGGGAGATAGTATGTTGTTTTCGTGTTAATTTATCGCTGTCACGCAGCATATCTTTGATATCCATAATCATTCTCCCAACAACATTTTCTTGACACTATCAGAAGTAAGTTGCCCACCAGTCTTATTGGTATAGCTTCTGCCACGAGCTTTAGAGAGTTTTTGAAGCAGGCTTTGTCTCTCTCCCTCTGTCGCACTATCAATAGTGGCCGCTGCTGTACTGCCAGGTGCGCTTTGTTTT